ACACTACAACCAGCTAACACTAGTACACTAGTCCCTCAACAACAAACTCAAGTATTTGTAACTGAAACAGATATAACATCAACACAAAACTCTGTCGCTGTAATACAAGGACAGGCAACATTTTAAATAAAAAACAATGGAAGATAAAACAGATTTACTAGAATTAATAATTGACGAAGAGGATGAGTCTGGAGTGGACTATATAGCTTTAGTGGACCATCCAGCTATTATGAGTAATTGGCAATCCTTTAAGAAACATGAGTTTGAAGAAACGTTTAACGACTATCCTGACTCAGCGTCTAACAACGCAAAGAAAGCTATAGAATATAAAGAGGAAAACAATTCAGATTGTGGCACTCAAGTAGGTTGGACTAGAGCTAGACAATTAGCTAATAAAGAGAATATCAGTTGGGAAACTATTGGTAGAATGGCTAGTTTTAATAGACACCAACAACATAAAGATGTTCCTTATAGTGAGGGTTGTGGAGGTTTGATGTGGGATGCTTGGGGAGGAACTTCTGGTGTTAATTGGGCAATCAATAAAATGAAAACCAAAGACAAATATAAAACAGCTTTTAAGATTCAAGACGAAGATAAAAGAATAGTTAGTGGTTATTTCATGAAAGCAGATTTGCCTATTATTAGACTAAACGACCAAGACGAGAAATACTATGTAGTATTTAGAAAACCTACTATAGAAAAGATAGTCAATAAATTCTTTAAGAATAATTATAATTCTAATATTAATTTAATGCATGATATAGACTACAAAGATAATGGGGTCTATGTTATTGAGTCTTTAATCATAGATAGCAAAAGAGGGATAAAAGCTCCTGACGGATTTGAGAACGCACCAGATGGCTCATGGTGGGGAAGTATGAGAGTAGAGAATGACGAAGTCTGGCAAATGGTTAAAGATGGTACGTTTAAAGGATTCTCAGTAGAGGGAATATTCGGAGAGGCTAAAGCCACTAAATACCCTACTACTTTAATTAGTAAAATTATTTCCGTAGTTAAGAAATACAAAGAAAAACATTTGTAATTGTTAAACTATAAATAATTTGTTATATATATAATAGTATAAATAATATATATTATGAGTGAATTAAAAGAGTTATTCAATGAGATTAAAAGCATTTTTAAAACTGAAGGTGTTGACATTGAAAACGATTCTAAGGAATTTGCTGAAACTACTGAAAACAACGTGGAAGAAACTACTGAAACTGTAAAGGAAAAATTTGAGGATGTTGTACTGGCTGACGGTACTGTTGCTCAAGTTGAACCTGAGGTTGTTGTAGGTGCTGCTGTAGTTGTTGACATGGATGGTGAACTTTTGCCAGCTCCAGACGGTAAACATGAATTATCTGACGGTAGAGTTATATCTACTGAGGGTGGTGTTATTGTTGAAGTTGAGGAAGAGGCTGAACCAGAAGTAGAAGCAGAATCTGTAGAAGAGGAAGAAATGTCTAGTCCTTTAAGTGAAGCTCAAGAAAGAGAAGCTAAAAAGATTATAGAGTCGATTGTGACTGAAAAAGTTTTCGGAATGGAAGCTACTATTTCAGAAGAAAACAACGAACTAAAAGAAGAAATAAATAATCTTAAAGAGTCTTTTTCTATGTTGCTAAACTTAACAGAGAAAATGTTAGACGAGCCAATAAAAGACGAGGTAGTTAAAAGACCATCTAGTTTTAAGGCTTTGAAAAAAGAAAATAAAAAAGATATTATAAGTATCTTAAAAAGTAAAAAAATAATAAAATAAAAATTAAATTATGAGTTTTGATGTTTCGGCTTTAGCCGCATATACCGAACAAAATGCAATGGACTTAATTATTAAGTCTGTAGCTGGTGGTAGACTTTCAGAATACGCTAACATTCAAGATGGCGTGAAAGGACCTACTACAATTAACATACTATCTAGTGATGTTGTTTTTCAAGCTGATGGATGTTCTAGAAGTGCAAGTGGTTCAACTACTTTGTCACAAAGAACTATTACTCCTGGTGCTGTTGCAATTCACGAAGATTTATGTATGACTGACCTAGCTGCTAAATATACAGCAGTTATGTTAAAAGCTGGTTTAACTGGTGAAAAAGAAGAGATTCCTTTTGAAGAGTTATACTTTGCTGAGAAAGTTGCTAAACTACAGAAAGCTATTGAAGTAGCTGACTGGCAAGGTGACACAACTTCTGGAACTGCTAACCTATCAAAGTATGATGGATTAAATAAAATTATAGCTGCTGCTACTGCTATTGATGGTAACCCAACGGCTATCACTCAGGCAACTGGAATAACTACTGCTAATGTTATTGGAATCCTTACTGGAATGGCTGAATTAATGAGTGAAGATATCATGGACGCAGACGATTTAAAATTGTTTGTTGGAATGGATACTTTCTTAAAATACCAAAAAGCTATAGCTGATGGAAACTATTTCCATTATGTTGTAGAAGGTGGATTTAGTTCTGAACTTCCATTAATCGGTTTCCCTAATGTTACTGTATGTGCAACTCCTGGTCTTTCAGGTTTAGCAACTGGTAACTGTTACCTAATGAGAGCGTCTAATGTTTATGTAGGTGTTGACTTACCAGGTGAAGAGTCTAACGATGTTAGAAGTTGGTACGATGACAATGACAGAATTTATAAAGTTACTATGGCTTTTAGAAGAGGTGTAAATGTTGCATTTCCTGACCAAGTTGTAGAATTTTTATTAGCCTAAATTTAATGGGGGTTTAATTACCCCCTTTTTAATAACTGTTAGCTGAAACGCTAACTAACTGAAAATCAATTAATTATGTCATGTGTATTAAGTAATGGACAAGCTAGGGATTGCTCAGATAGCTTAGGCGGAATAGTAGAAGTATTAATCTCTGAAAGAGATAATGTTACTGCTACAACTTTAGCTAGTGGAGACATTTCAGCAATTACGCAAGAGGCGGCAACTAATTTCTATAGATATGAGTTAAAGAAAGAGTCAGGGAGTTTGACATCTACAGCAACTGTAGACCAAGCTGGAGGGACTTCTTTTTACGACAATGTTGTAGCTTTCACTATTAATAAAATGAGTGCTGCTAAATCTAACGAAATTAAAATGCTTATGTTAGCTAGATTGTTCGTCATTGTAAAAGATAACAACGGTGTTTATTGGGCTTTGGGAAATGATAATTTCTGTGAAGGTTCGTCTTTAGTTGGACAAACTGGACAGGCTTATGGAGACCCTAACCAATACCAAATAGAATTAACTGACAAGAGTCAGTTCCCATGTTATGGGGTACAGTCATCTGTAGTGGCTGGTTTGACAATTAGTGCTTAATTGTTCTTTGTTGTATAAAAGGGGGGTGGGTAAAACTGTCCCCTTTTTTTAGTAAATTTGAATTATGTTGAAAAAAGAATACGTAGGAAAAACAGTTCACTTAAAACATTTTAGTATTTTAGTGAATGAAGAAAATATCCCAACTTTAAAGAAATTAAACATTGATTGGGTTTTTGAAACAAAGAAAAAAAAGAAAAATGATAGTGATAAATAAGAACACTACAACTAATTTTGTAGCAACCTTATTTGAACTTAGTCAACTAACAAACCCAGATTATTTATTTGAGTTTGAGAGTGACCAGACTAAGACTAAATTCTATACTATCATTGCAGACATAAGCACTAATAAAATTAGATATAATGAATTTAACTTTGTAGAGGGTGCTAATAACCCAACTAGTGGAAGTCTAGACTTAGGGTCACCAGGCTTTTATAACTATAAAGTATTTGAACAAAACAGCACAACAAACCTAGACCCAACAGGACTAAACAAAGTAGAAGAGGGAAAAATGAAATTAATAGATTCAACTTATCAACCGTCATTTACTCAGCATTCAGTTTCACCAACTACAAATGTAGTATATAACCCAGGACAATGAGCGTAAAATTAATCCCATTAAATTTTGGAGGGTATGAATTACCTGAGTTTAAAGAGTCTAAGAAGGGAGACTGGTACGAATACGGAACAGACAGACCTTATAAAAACACTTACCCAGACTACTTAACTAAACTCTATAATGAGTCTAGTAAACATAATCAAATTATTAATTCTAAAGTTAAGTTTATAACTGGTCAAGGTTTTGTTATAGATGAGAAATTGACATTTACAGAGAAAGCTTATGTTAATGGATTTATTAAACATCCTAACGAAGATGAAAACCTAGACGATTTAATTGGTAAACTAGCTAAAGATAAAAAGGTTTACGGAGGTTTTTGTCTACAGGTTAGAATGTCTAAAAACAATAAAATAGCAGCAATTAACCACATAGATTTCGCCGATGTTAGAACAGGTGTTGACAATGACTTGTATTATTATACAGACGATTGGTCTGCAAGAAACCCAAAAAATAACGATGACTTTAAAGTGTTACAGTCGTTTCCTCACAATGATGACGCTAAACCAGATGTTGACTATGTTATCTATTACAAAGAATATAGACCAGACTTAGGTGCTTATCCACTTCCTGACTATGTTTCTGCTATACCTTATTTAGAGTCAGATGCTGAGATAGCTAATTTTACTTTGCAAAATATTAAAAACAATCTTTCGGCGGGCTATATAATAAGTTTTCGGAATGGTCAACCAAACGAACAGGAGATGGCTGAAATCGAAAAAAGGTTTAAGAATTACGCTACTGGTGCTGACAATGCTGGAAAGCCTTTGTTATCTTTTACAGACCAAGCTAGTGACCACCCTGAAATAATGCCAATTCCAGTTAATGGACAAGATGAAAGGTTTATAAATCTAAACAACCAAATAAGAGAAGAAATATTTACAGCTCATGGAATAACAAGTCCTCAACTATTTGGTATTAAAGAAAATTCAGGACTAGGAAACAACGCAGACGAAATAGCTGTAGCTAGTCAACTATACCAAAACTTACAAATTGACCCAGAGCAAAAAGTATTTAACGAGTTAATAAATTCTATTCTTAACTATAATGGTGTTAATGGTGAACCTGTAAGAATTCAGAAAATAGAACCAGTCCAAAGGTATTTTAGTGAGACAGCTGTAATGGGTGCAATGACACAAGATGAGTTAAGAGAAAAAATTGGTTTACCAGCTAGTGACGTTGGTGGTAATAAAGTAGCTGAAGCTATTGGAATACTAAGTCCATTAGTAGCAACTAAGGTTCTAGACAATATGTCTATTGAAGAAATAAGACAGCTTATTGGATTAAGTGGTGGCTTAACTAGAACTAGCGAAAGTCTTAAAAAAGAATTTACAGACGTAGAGGATGAAATACTATTCAATCAATTAGAAGCAACTGGAATAGATATAGAAGAAATAGAAACAGTTCAATCATTTGTTAAACCTATTACAAGTATAGAAGAGGCTAGACAATTTGAAACAGAACTTTTAAAGGACTATAAATTTGCTATTAATAGAGTATTAACAGGAGCAGAAAAAAGTATTTTAGATTTGCTTATAGACAATCCTAAAATGCCTATAACAGAAATAGCTCAAGCCTTAAACATAGAGCAATCTATAATTAATGATTTGTTGTCTGAGTTACAAAACGCTGGAGCTTTAAACAATGATTTTGAACCTACAGAAGATGCTAAACAAAGTATTCAAAGACCAGAGGATGAAACATTTATAGTTTATAAGTATGCTGAAAGACCTGACGCTCCAGCAGTACAGACACAGAGTAGACCTTTCTGCATTAGAATGATGGCTTTGTCTAGAGTCAAAAGATATACTCTACAGCAATTAGAATTATTAACTAATGACTTTGGTCAGTCTGGAATAGACATATTTACTAAACGAGGTGGATGGTATAATAATCCAAGAACAGGACAGACAACTCCATTCTGTAGACACATTTGGGAGATGCAAATAGTTAGGAAAAAGAAATGAAATTAAGTAGTTATCAAATATTAAAACGTAGAAAGTTAGCTGCTGAGACAGAGGCTCAAATGATACAGGATGACTTAGAGGCTTTAGTGTTACAACCATATAGCAGTAGAGCAAAAAATGTAAGAAACGAAATTAAAATTAAACACGATATATAATGGCAGTTTTATTTATATCCGAACAATATGTAAAGAACACTACTCTCATTGACGAGAATGTAGATGTTAGACTTATACTTCCAAGTATTAAAGACTGTCAGGAGTTAAGAATCCATCCAATATTAGGGACTCCATTCTATGAAGATTTAAAAACTAAAATAACTGCTGGAACTTTAAACAGTGACGAAGTCAATTTGTTGGACGTATATATTGCACCAGCTATGGCACAATGGACGATGTATGAGTGTAGCACATCAATGTTATTTAAATATAGAAATAAATCTGTAGCAACTAAGAACAGCGAAAACAGCAACCCTATTAGCTACCAAGACTTACAATACCTTAGAGACGAATGGAAGAACAAAGCAGAAGAAAGAGAAGCTAGGTTAATAAACTACTTATGTGACAATGACAATTTATTCCCTAAGTATAAGGAAACTAGTGACGATTTACACCCTAGAAAAACAGCTTACCAAACTAGCTTTTATTTAGGTGGTAGCAGTAGAAGTGATTGCTGGAGAGACGAATACAGAAATAGTGAAAAATGATTTTAACCTATAATCAAATATTAAAAGAGTTTAAGACTTTTGCTACTAACCATAAGCAAATAGAGAACTTTGGCAATGGTGACTTGTGGGAAATAGTAGAACATAACCAACTAGCAGACTTTAACTATCCTTTGTTTTGGGTAGCTGACCAGCCAGCTAATTTAGGTGATGGAACTTTTACTTGGAATTTTAATGTTATGGCTATGGACCTAGTAAACAAAGACGAGTCTAATGAGAATGATGTAAAGTCTGACATGTGTCAAGTGCTTTTAGATTGTGTTTCATACTTTGAACAAAAGACAGCTACTAGCAACAATGTAGATTGGTTAAAAGTTAACTTGGTAAGGTCAGGAACTTTGACTAGTTTTACAGAAAGATTTGAAGATGAGTTGACAGGATGGGGGATGAATATAGGATTTAGACTTCCGTTTAGTTATAATAATTGTGATTTACCAATAGAATAAAGATGGCTATATTTTACAATCCAAATAAGAAAAAAGGTTTATTTTACGCTCCGTCTGGTGCTACTGGTGGAGCTGGTGGTGGTGGTGTTTTGTCAATAGAGTATAGTGCTACTACATTTTGTGAGGATGGAACAGACCCTATTCCTGGAATAACTGGACAGACTGGTGGAACTTTTTCTAGCACAACTGGACTTGTATTTATATCTACTTCTACTGGACAGGTAGACTTATCTGCTTCTACTCCTGGAACTTATGTTGTCACTTATACTGCTCCAAATTCTAATACAGCTACTACATCTATTTCTATTGATGCTGTTCCTGTTGTTTCTGCTGGTGCTGACGTTGCTATTTGTATTGGTAATAATACTATTTTAACTGCAACAGGTGCTACTACTTATTCATGGTCCACAGGAGAAACTACTGCTAGCATAACAGTAGAACCTACAACAAATACAACTTACACAGTAACTGGGGTCAATGGAGTTTGTTCTGCTACAGACTCTGTAGATGTAACTGTTAATCCTTTGCCAAGTGTTAGCATTTCAGGAGCTTTAACTTATTGTGTTGGTGCTACTACTACTTTAGATGCTGGAAGTTTTGTTTCTTATCTATGGTCTAATGGTGAAACAACACAGACTATTAGTGCAACTGCTGGTAGTTATACTGTTACAGTAACAGACTCTAATGGTTGTTCTAACACATCTGCTCAGGTAACAGTAACAGAATTAACACTTCCTACTGTAGCTATTACTGGAACACTTTCATTCTGTGCTGGTGGTTCTACTACGTTAACTGCTTCTGCTGGATTAAGTAGTTATTTATGGTCAAGTGGAGAAACTACACAAGCTATAAATGTAACATCTGCTGGTGGTTATAGTGTAACTGGTACAGATAGCAATGGATGTTCAAATACTTCAGCTACTTCTACAGTTATAGAATCACCTTTAGATGATGCTACTTTTGCTTATTCAGATAGTAGTTATGCACAAAATTTTCCAGACCCAACACCTACTATAACTGGTTTAGCTGGTGGTACATTTAGTGCTGGTAGTGGTTTAGTGTTTGTAGATAGTGGTAGTAATACAGGAAGTTCTACTGGTCAGATAGATTTAAGCGCATCAACAATAGCTAGTTATACAATTACTTACACAACTGCTGGAACTTGTCCAAATTCATCTATACAAACTGTAGGAATTACAGCAGCTTTAGCTCAAGTGAATAATGTGTATTCTATGGAGTTTGATACTTTAGCTGACGAGAGCGTAAGTGTTGGCAACACCTTAACTAATGGTTTTTCTCAATTAAGCATATCACTTTGGGCTAATTTTGCCTCTGTTCCTACAAATAGAGTTTTAGGATTAGCTTCTAAAGATAATACAAATGAAAGAAGTTTTGATTTAAGATATATACAAAATACTGGAGTTAATCTTTTAGTTTCAACTAATGGTGTAAACAGCGCAGCGACCCCATATTATCCTAAGGCAAGTATAAGTGCAGGTCAATGGTACCATTTTGTTGGTGTTTACGATGGGTCAAATGTTTTACTTTACGTAAATGGCGTTCCGACAGGTAGCCCGACTGCTTTGACAGGTTCTTTACAAAACACAACTTCAGAATTTTTCATAGGAAAAAGAGGTTTTGGCACGACTAATACAGGGTTTGATGGTAAACTTGACGAAGTAGCAGTATTTAACACAGCTTTAACAGCGCGTGAAGTGCAAGGTATTTACCTAGCAACAGAAACAGGCAAAACAGCAGATTTAAACGATTTAACAACGCCACCTGTAAAGTGGTATAGAATGGGAGATTAATATGAGTACAGAATTTTTTAACGACCAATGGCGTATACCAAGTAACGATAATCAGAATAAGGTTTCTAACTATTCTATGGATTTTAATGGAACAAGTGATTTTATAGACTGTAGTAATATAACAGGTTTAAATAATTTAAGTGCTTTTTCTACATCAACTTGGATTAATTATTCAGGTACATTAAGCACATCCCACATCTTTTTATCTGGTGGTATTTCGTTAAGTAATAGATTTTATATTCAATTAAAAAGCTCTACTCAAATAAGATATGGTTCTGGTTCTGATTTTGATGATGTAACTGTATCAACTATTAACAGCGGAAGTTGGCATCATATTGTAACAGTTCATAATGGGACTTCTTTAGATATTTATTTAGACGGTGTTAAGCAAAATAGTTCTCCAGTTACTGTAGTAGCTCCAAATACTAATATAGGTGATGATTTTACAATAGGAAGATATACTATTTCTCCTGGTTACTATTGGAATGGCAAAATAGACCAAGTAACTGTTTTTGATTATGCACTTTCATCAAGTCAAGTTTCTACTCTTTATGGAGGTGGAACTGCTATTACAAATCCAATGACGATAAGTCCTAAGCCAATATCTTACTATCAATTAGGTGACCAATCAGTAGATAACGGAGCTAATTATTTAGTTCCAAATAATAGTTTAAGTGACTATGTATTTTCTTTTGATGGGAATAACGATTATATAGATTGTGGAAATATAACTGCATTAAATTTACAAAGTGCTTTTTCTACATCAGCTTGGATTAATTACTCAGGAGTACCAAGTGTCACTTCACACGTTGTTTTATCTGGTGGTAGTAGTTCAATTTCAACTAATAGATTTTGGTATCAATTAATAAGCTCTAATATAATAAGATATGGTTCAGGTAGTGCTAGTGATGATGTGACTATATCGACTATCAGTAGTGGGAGTTGGCATCATATAGCTACAGTTCATAATGGAACTTCTTTAGATATTTATTTAGACGGTGTTAAGCAAAATAGTTCTCCAGTTACTGTATTAGCTCCAAACACTCAATTAGGTAACAACTTTACAATAGGAGAGTATTTTAGTATAGTAAATTATTTATTTGATGGTGAACTATCAAATATATCTGTTTTTAATACAGCTTTATCAACAGGAAACATAGAAACTCTTTATAACAATGGCGCACCAAATGACATTTCTTCATTAAGTCCTGTAGGTTGGTGGAAACTAAACGCTGCTGACACTTTTGACGGTTCTAACTGGACTATTAACGATTATGGTTCTGGTGGTAACGATGGAACAAGCTCAGGTATGGATTCATCTAACTTAGTTGTAAGTGATTTACAACAAACTTCTGGTTATAGTCCTTACGCATTAAGTCTAGATGGAATTAATGATTATTTAGATTGTGGAGATAGTGACACTTTTAGCTTTGGTAATAGCACTACAGATTCTCCTTTTAGTATTTCTGCTTGGATATATATGAATGACGCTACAACATTTAGAATAGTCTCTAAAGTTGGTACAAATGGCAACGAGTACTTTTTAAGTAATGGTGGAGATGATAAACTTAATTTTATTTTATATGATACTTTTGGAAGTGGAAATATTAGAGCAAAATATGATACAGCTTTAACAAGTTATGAAGGTCAATGGATTCACATAGTAGGTACTTATAGTGGTGTTAATAGACAAAATGGGATTGAGTTATATTTAAATGGTTCGTTATTAACTACTCTTAAAGTTTTAAATTCACCTTATACAGCTATGAGCAACACAACACAACCTCTTGAAATAGGAAGGTCAGCCTCAAGTAGCTATGCAAATGGTACGTTCTCAAACGTGTCTGTTTTTAACATTGAATTATCTTCTACACAAGTAACTGAAATTTACAACTCTGGCAAACCAAGTGATTTAAACACTTTCTCAGGAACTGCTCCAGTTGCTTGGTGGCAGTTAGGAAGTAACAGTTCTTTTAATACTAACTGGACTTGTTTAGACGAAATAGGAACTAACAACGCTGTAAGTGTTAACATGACAAATAGTGATATTGTAGATGGCCCTGGATATTCAGCAAGTGGTTTAGGTACAGGTTCAATAGATATTAAAGGAGATGCACCATATAGCACAGCAAATGGCTTATCTGAAAATATGGATGTATTAGATAGAGTAACAGATGTACCAAGTTAAAATATTAAAATAAAAAAAATGAATAATAAAAGTTATATAGTAATTGAGTTGTCAGACAGCAATTTAGTTTTATTCTCTCAACTTGACCAGCAAAGTGCGCAATCAATGAGAAGAAATTTAGCAAATACTCAAGGGTTGTTAAGCTATAGAGTAACTCCAAGTTTTGTTACAGACGGTAGTTTACCTATTGTTGGAGACGTAATGAACCAAACAGAGGCTTTAGCTTTAATGGCTACGAGTGCTTGGAGTACACCAGACCCAGAATAATGGCTAAGACTACAATATTAAAGAAATACAAGCCTAAGAAAAAGCGTAAAGGAATACACGCTAAGACTAAAACGTCTACCACTAAAGGTTCTAAATTGTATATAAAAAAGTATAATGGACAAGGTAAATAGTTTAAAAATGGATGACCACAGTTTATTGATAGCTTTAATTTCAGCTTTAGGAATTAAGGAAATTTGGAACATAATAAAGCAAAAAATAGACATTGGAGATAAAAGAGAACAACGTCAGGACTCTTTACAGGCTCAAGTCATAATGCAATTAAAAGAAAAAATAGAGTCTTTAGAATCTAGAATTGATATTTTGATTGAAGAAAATGGAAGGCTTAGAGAAAAATTAGCTAGAGTTGAGGAGCGTTTAATATTGAACGCAAAAAAAAAAGTCAATAGAAAAATAAATAAGGATGAAACTAAGTAAAAACTTAACTCTTTCAGAAATGTTAAAGAGTCAAACAGCGTCTAGGTTGGGTATTGAAAACAAGCCAACAGAAGAACATATAGAAAATATGAAGGCTTTTGCTGAAAATATATTTCAACCTATTAGAAATCATTTTGGAGTACCTTTTGGAATTAGTAGTGGTTACAGGTCAGAGGCTTTGAATAAGGCTATTGGTGGAGCTTATAGAGTTGTCAATGGGGTTTATGTAGCAACCTCTCAACATTGTAAAGGGGAGGCAGCAGACTTAGACAGAGACCATAGTAACGCACCAAATAACGCTGAAGTATTTTACTACATAAAAGACAACCTAAGATTTGACCAGTTAATTTGGGAGTTTGGAACAGAAAAAAATCCTAATTGGGTGCATGTAAGTTATAACACAGACGGAAAACAAAGAGGACAAATATTAACAGCTTACAAAGACGATAACAATAGGACTAAATATAAGTCTTATGAATAAGCTAAAAGACAGTAAAATAGGTAAACTATTAAAAGAAAAAGCACCTAAAATTTTAGATATTATTGGAGATGTGCTACCCTCAAATGGTACAATGGGAATAATAAAAAACATTATTTCTAAAGACCCAGACTTAACACCAGAAGAAAAAGAAGAACTACATAACCAAGTTACAGAACTATATAAACTAGAAGTAGCAGACAGAGACTCAGCTAGAAATAGAGAGATTGAAATGGCTAAAGCTGGGGGTAATGATTGGATGATGAATCTAACAGGTGTTGTAGGTTTGTTTTGTTTTATATTTATAGTATATTCAGTTGTATATATTCCAGAAGTTTTACATAATGAATTGTTTGTACATTTAATGGGTATGGTTGAGGGTGTTGTTATTGGAAACATATTTGCATTTTACTACGGTACATCCTCAAAAAAGTAAAGTATAATTTTTTTATTATATTTACAAAAACCAATACTACTTAAAATTGAAATCACACAACAAAAGGTGGAAAGACGGTGGCAATCCACGTTATAGACTTAACCAAGACGAAGCAGAAATAATAAACAACTACAGACGAGCTATTGACGAATGTGACAAAGAGGGTTTAGACCCTAAGACTTTGCATAGTGGATGGATTAAAAACGACAACGCTAGTCTATATTTTAAACAACCTAAAGCAACAGAAAAAGACTTTAAGAAACTAGCTAAAGAAGTCATAGAAGAGGCTAAACAATATTCCCCTAAATACCCAAAACTAAATTATAAGAAATATACAGACGGACATTTATTGTTTATGTGTCCTAGTGATTTGCATATAGGAAAACTCTGTAGGTCTTTTGTAAGTGGTGAGGAGTATAATAACCAAATAGCAGTTACAAGGGCTTTAGAAGGTGTTAGAGGATGTTTAGCAAAGTCTCAAGGGTTTAACATAGACAAGACTATTTTATTACTCTCAGGAGATTTATTGCATGTAGACAATTTTAATATGACTACAACTGGTGGGACTCGTCAAGATAGTGACGGATTGCTTTCAGACCATTTTCTTATTGCAAAAAGGTTGATGGTTGAAATAATAGAAATGTTGTTACAAGTCTCTACGGTCCATGTAATGTTTACTCCTGGCAACCATGATAATACTGTGGGCTGGATGGTTGCTGAGTTGTTAGCTGCATGGTTTAGACATAATAAAGATGTGACTTTTGATGTTAGTTTGCAAATGCGTAAATACTACAAGTACAAAAAGAACTTAATATCTTCCTGTCATGGTCATAAAATTAAGGCTGACACGTTACCAATGATAGTAGCAGACGAATGTCCAGACTGGTCTAACACTAAATATAGATATATGTTTACTCAGCATATACATCACAAAGTCAGTAAGCAATATCCAGGACTCTGGGTGGAGTCTCTTATGTCACCTAGTGAGGCTGACACTTGGCATCATACCTCAGGCTATCAAAGTTCAAATAACAAAGCTATAGAGTCTTTTCTATTTAGTGAGTTTGGACAAATTGCTAGAATAACACACCTCTTTTAACAATTGTTTGTTAATAAACTACTAATTATTTATTTTGTTTTGTAATATAATTATATATATATTTACAACTTAATTATAAAAAATAAAAAATGTCAAGAACAATCAATTATACAACTAGAACTTTTTATGTTCCAGCTGAAAAGCTAGAAACATTAATTAAGTTTCAAAACAAATGCAAAGAGAACGGACATAAGTCCTATTCTGAAGTAATATTAAAACTTATGGAGGACTATAACGATGGATAAATACGAGTTTTACTACAGACAAAAACAAGAGTGGGATTACTGGCAAGCTAACCAAAGACACAACTTTCTAAGTGACAGACTGCTAGGTATTATAGACCAGGTTCAATGGAATAAAAATATTCTTAAAAGAACTAAACTTAGTGACAATGACCTAGAAATCCATCAAAATAGATTTAGTAATTTAATAACTGAGGTTGTTAAAATATCTATTGAGCTAAAAGAATTAGCTATCAACTACAATCCTAAGAGGATTAAACAATTAATTATTATATTAACCAAAATTAAAAACTACAACAATGAACCAATTGAAAACAGTTGACATAAAGGGAAAAGCCTATGTCACAGTAAACGAGAGAATTAAATATTTTAGAGAAAAATTTACAGGATATTCAATGACCTCAGAAATAACTCACATTAATGACAATGGAGTAATAATAAAAACAACTATCAAAAATGATGCTGGAATAGAAGTAGCGTCAGGACATGCACACGAAAAGCAGAATTCTACTTTTATTAATAAGACTTCTTTTATAGAAAACTGCGAGACTTCAAGCTGGGGTAGATGTTTGGCAAACTTTGGGATAGGTGTAGATTCTAATGTAGCTAGTGCAGACGAAGTAGCTAACGCAATTAAAAACCAATAACATGAAAGAATTTAAAATAAGATGTTCAGCAATTGGCAAGATAATGACCAACGCTAGAAGTAAAACAGAAACACTATCTAAGACTACTAAAAGTTTTCTAGAGGAATGGAGCAAAGAGCAAATATATAACCGTAGAAAGGAGATATTTAGCAAATACCTAGACAAAGGAAACGCTGTAGAAGTAGACTCTTTAAACTTTATAGCTAAAGAATTAGACTATAATAGCTTAAAAAAGAATGAACAGTCTTTTGAAAATGGCTTTTTAACTGGTACTCCAGACGCTATTTTAGATGACCATATAATAGATGTTAAAAATAGTTGGGATTGTTTTAGCTTTCCTCTATACTTTAATAGTGTACCTAATAAAGACTATTACTGGCAAGCACAGGGCTACATGGCTTTGACTGACATAGATAGGTATAAATTAATCTATACACTAATGGACACTCCTGAGGAGTTAATACAAAGAGAATACTTTGGAGACGAAAGCACAGACTTAGTAGAGTTCGCTAGCAAATATAAATACTCTAATATAGACTCTAAGTATAGAATTAAAGTGTTTGATATTTATAGAAATGATGAGGATATAAATAACATTTATAATAGAGTAGAAGAGTGTAGAGAGTACTTAGATAGTCTTTGGGTAGACTTAAACTTTTAAAATGATAAAAAAAGAATGGCAATGGATGCCAGATTTAAAACAAACAAATAAAATAACAATGGATAAAAAACCAACAATCTACTGCGGAGGCGGTAAAAAAATGAATGATAACTGGATGACTGTTACTGTTCATATAGACAAAGTAAAAGAACATGTTTTTGATTATAAAGGAAACAAGTACCTTAAATTAAATGTAAACTTAAAGGACCAGACTGACCAATATGGAAAAGATGTGTCTTTAAGTGTTAACACGTACAACCCAGAAGAACAAAAAGAGGCTAAGCCAGTGGCAGAAGTTTCTAATAGTTCTGATGACTTACCCTTTTAAGTTATATGAAAGAGTCAAGAGTCTTGAAAGCATTGGGTTTGAGTTCGTTGGATGTACAAAATATGTTGATGAACGGAATGACAATGCCTGAAATAGCTAAAAAATATAAAATAACTTATATTAGTTTAGTACAAGCCTTTGAAATTCAGAAAAAGGATTTTAAATATATTGACTACAAACAACCTAAAAAAGAAGTAGAGGACATTAAGACAGTGTCTTCTACTTCCGAAAGGTTATATACTGAGGAGTCATTAAATGAAAATGAACTATTAGCATTCTATAAATACGAACAAAAAAACAAAGCATATTTTGAAATTAATTAATAACCATAAACAAATTAAACAAGTCGTAGACTTTACTGGTTTACAAAATGGTTTAATACATCCTACTGACATAGACGCTGTCTTAGAGTTTGACAATGATGTTTTAATATTAATTGAATTAAAATATAAAAATGCTGAAATACCAACAGGACAAAGGTTGGTTTTAGAAAGGATTTGCAATTCATGGCACACAAAAAAGTCAGTAGTTTTAAAAGTAGAACACGACTTTAATGTAGAAAATGAAGCAATACCTTTAGACAGTTGTAGAGTCACTAAAATTTATTATAATAGTAAATGGCATAATAAAAATATTAATTTAGTTGACCAATTAAACAACTTAGGAAAACATTTTAACTGCAACAAACTACAATTTAACACAAACAATGAGCGAAGAACTACCCTGGTTTAAAGCCTATCCTAGTCAATGGCTAGGAGGTGACATAATGTATTTATCTAAAGAGGAAAAAGGGTCTTTTATAGATGCCTGTTTTCACTACTGGAATAAAGATTGTTCAATGACTTATATTAAAATGGCTAGACGAATCGGTCAAGATTATTTAGACGTTTTAATTGATGAGGGAATGATTGAAAAAAAGGACAACCAAATTAATATAAAATTTTTAGACACACAATACCAAGAAAGAAAAGAACAATATTTAAAACGAGTCGAGGCTGCTAAAAAGTCAAAGAAAAAAACTACATTTAGTGACCCTATACACAAAAACTCAGATTCATTAAAGAAATTTTTAAGCACAATCAATGATACTAAATAAAGGCTACGGACTAGACTACGCTATTAAATACAAAAACGGAGAGATTAAAAAAGGTTTAGGAATAGGCTGTCCAATTACTGACAAGTTTGTAAGATTTAAACCTAGTCAAATGGTAGTCGTTTCTGGATTTCCTAATGTCGGTAAAACATATTTTTTTATATGGTATTTACTATGCCACTCTATGAATAACAATTTAAAATGGTGTGTTTGGAGTGGAGAAAACTCTCCAGAACTATTAAAAATTAGCATGATTCAAATGCTAACAGGACAAAAAGTTGAGGACTTAACTGAGTCAGAAATTAAAAAACAAATAGAAGTTATTGACACTTACTTTAAATTTGTAGATAATAGAAAGCTATATACAGCCTCAGACCTTTTAAATATATTTGCTAAAGAAGATGTAGACGGATGTTTAATAGACCCTTACACTGGCTTAAATATAGAAAGAGGAGGCAAGCTAGGACAGTTTGACAGAAACTATTTATTCTGCAATAATATTAGAGAGTTTTGTAATAAGACTGGAAAGACAGTTTATATTAATACACACCCAATAAGCGAAGCAGCCAGAAGAGTCTACAAGCCTGGTCATACTTTAGAGGGTTATGTTCAACCTCCCAAGTCTAGTGATATTGAGGGTGGAATGGGATTTATTAATAGGGCTGACGATGTATATGCTATTCATAGAATGGGCAACCACCCAGAGTTTAAAACAATGACAGAACTACATGTTCAAAAGGTTAAAAATGTTATGACTGGTGGGGAACTTACTACACTAGATGAACCTTTAAGATTTAATTTTTACAATGGTTATTATACAATTGGAGGTAATAATCCTTTAAAACACATACAGAATGGATGAATTAGACATAATGTTAAGAAAAAATAAGCTAGATATAATGATTATTAAAGCTAGTGCTGAGGTAGAAAAGACTAACAATAAAGTAAAACAGGAAGGACTAGAAGTTTTAATGGATATACTAGAACTCATCCACGATTTACAGCACGAAATTAGACAAAACTATAAAGACATAGCTAAACTTAAATATGAAAATGCTGTAGCTTACAAAGAAAATGCTATATTAAAAGCAGATTTTTCTACCTATAAACACAATTTAAAAAAAGCAGAATTAGAATCAGACAAAAATGGATAAAATTTATTTTCTTATATTAGCATCACACGTTACAGTTTTTTTATGTGGTTGTGTTTTTACTTTATTAATTCAAAAGTATAATAATAAAAATGAAGAAAAGAACTTTAAATGAATACAGACAAACAAAGGACGCAGACTATAGCCATCCTTATAATAACACTAACGGTAGTATTAATTTACTCTGTAGGATATATCCTAATGACGCTGATTTAGGAAAAATTATTAGAAAACATTTTCAAAAATTATGAATGCTAACCAAAAAGGCAAACGTTTTGAAAGAGACGTGGCTAAACAACTAAATAAAAAGTTTAATACTAATGTAAGACGTACTCCTATGAGTGGCGGAATGAGTATTAAAGGAGACATTATAGACATTAATCCAGACTCTGTTTTATTTGACTATCATTGGGAATGTAAGAACCAAGAAAAACTAAACATCTGGAAAGCCTTAGAACAGGCTAGAAGTGACAGACCAATGGGAAAAACTCCTGTTGTAGTGTTTACTAAAAACTTTGAGAATGACTATGCCTGTTTAGAATTTGAGGACTTTATGAATTTATTATTAACCATACAAC